AGCACTTATGTCAGAATTCTCTGAAACAAGCACACCGTCGGGGGGATCAGCGTTACCGCTGACCCTCATTGATGGGATTATTCGTGTTGCCCGGGACCAACGCCAAGATGGCTTGGCAGGCCTCAGACTTCCGGTGAAGTTCACCAAGGAGCACGCTACTCAATTGAATGAGTGTGCGGGCTCTCTCGGCTTCACCAGGAGCAACAACACTTGGAGGCATGATGGACCCTCCATTGTACCTGCACTCTACCTCGCTCGCGCGACGCTAGAAGTGCTGTACGATGCGTCACTGGTCTTTCCTCTACTCTCAAGTGACTCACAATTCTCTATCGTGCGCATAGCCGCGCAGTGGGCGTCTGACGACTTCGTCAAGTTCGCCAAGTTCATCACTGCGTGGCCAATGGCCCGATATCTCCAACAGGATCTCCCTGAGACTCCCGTCGGCTTCAACGACCATCCGCTCCTCTTCAATGGTTTGTCCGTCGCTGGTTGAAGAACCGACTTATCGCATTCAACAATCGAAACACGGCCCTCTGGGCCGGGTACCTCCAAGGCATCAAGCGAGGCTGTGCCGTCGTCCCCGAGACTTTCATCAAAGGGGCGATGCTCAAGCATCGCGCTGCGCTCACTCAAGAGCCGACAGCGTCCTGGGGTGCTCGCGACCACCTGGAGCCGTATTTCAATCGATTCTTCCGCACATTCCGACCCAATGACATCAAGCTGTTCGAGGCGACCACAAGTGCATCCTTTCAGAGTAAGAACTCTGAAGGTGGCGCTCGTGAGTATCTCCGAAAAGCGTATAGCGACAACACCGAGGGCAGCATCATTCCTGACTATCTAGTCAAGATGGTGCATACCCGCGATGGAATCGCTGAAGTCAGAGGCATCATTCCACCGTCCATCTCGGAGCTCCTCCATGAGGTTAAACATGCTCCTCGAGACGTGATGGTGTCGGCTGTGCTGGAGCCGCTCAAAGTTCGTCTGATCACAAAGGGCGACTCGCGACGCTACTGGTTGTCGCGCGGCTATCAGAAGCAACTGTGGCAACATCTTCAGAAGTTCCCGCAGTTTGCACTGACAGGCCGCGTCCTCGACCAAGGCGATCTACATGATCTCCTGCGACGCGAGCGCCTCAGTCGGATCGACTGGAGCGGCAATGCAATGTGGGTCTCTGGTGACTATTCCGCCGCCACCGACAATCTGGACATGAAGTTTACCATCGAAGCGTTCGAAGCCAGCTTGGCGCGGTCGAAGTTCAGTCACGCTATGCGTGAGGCACTGCGGTCTGTGATTTACTCACAAGACCTGCACTACCCCAGCAAGTTTGACGAGAACGGCGACCTCGCAGCCACTGCTCAACGCAACGGTCAACTCATGGGTTCCACGCTCAGCTTTCCGATCCTGTGCTGCATCAACCTAGTCGCCTATTGGGCGGCCATGGAAGAGTACACGGGCCGGTGTCTCGATATCAAGAAGTTGCCAGTTCTGGTCAACGGAGATGATATCTTGTTCCGCGCCGATCGCGAATTCTACAAGCTGTGGAAATCTTACGTCTCAGAAGTCGGCTTCTCACTCTCACTCGGCAAGAATTACTGCCATCCGACGATCTTGACGATCAACTCTCAGTTGTTTCGTCATAACGTCGTGGCGCAGTCGTTCACTGCAATCGACTACCTCAACGTCGGTCTCTTGACCGGTCAGGCGAAGCTGACAGGCCGCAAAGCAGTTCAGATGGCTCCGATATGGTCGTTCTATAACGACTGCATATCCGGTGCCACTAACCCGCTGCGTGCCCATCGGCGATTCCTGCACTATCACAAGACCAACGTTGCGAAGCTGTCAATGGACGGGAAGTTCAACCTCTTCCTACCATTCCAACGGGGCGGTTTGGGTTTCGAGCGTCATAATGACGTTCCCCTCCGCACCACAGCATTCCAGCGTCGATTTGCCAGTCTCCTCGAGTATGAGTGGCGGTGTGACGTCCTGTCGCGCAACGTCGTCCCGTCTGGCCAGACACTTGGATTGGTACGCGAGCGAGCTCAGCCTGAACAGCTTGAGCATGCTTACTACCCCTATCTAGTGCCACAGCCGACGTACGGACCGTTGCCACAACATGTCGTGCCCTACGCAGCAAAGACCGTGTCTCTCCCGCCTCTGACCCAGTCGTCGTTCTTCGACGCTCCTCGGTCGGAGTATGTCGTGCGACACCCGACTCGGCTCGTGAAGCTCCTACGTGAGCAACCACAGCCGCAGATGGGCCACGATGAGATCGAGACATGGAATGCGCGCGTCTGTGTTCTGCAC